CTGTTAATATGACGCTTGCTATAATCATCGGTATTTATTGCCACTATTATTTGTGAAATAACACTCATTTTAGATACTCCCTTTATGGTTAGGGTAAAAAGTATCGAGATATCTTTGCGCTATTGTTTCCTGTGAAATTATATAATATTCGCCCCGATTTTCGTCNTAATCATCACCAAGAAANACATTTAAAGCTTGTTCAGCATCATCAAAAGTCAGGAAGTCATTTTTACATTGGGCAATAAAATATCATTATCAGCCCAGTCTTTTATTTTATACATAGGTAAACCCCGCTTGTTTTTTGTGATAATCTTTAACAGTATTTAAAATTGTTTCTTGGTGTTGTTCCCATATTTTGGAATAAAAGAAGGTCCCGTCAAAACCAGTTCCAAGAAATTCACCCGAACCATTTAAACCATAATTAATTGGATAATCAGTAAGCCAAGTGTCAGTAATACATAATTTTTTATTAGGTAGCGCGACTATGTATAAATTATTATCAGACTCTTTATTAAAGCCACATTGTAAAATAAGCTTTTCGTCTTTGTGTATAGTATATTTCATATTTATACCTCTATTTTAAATTGTCTAAAATTTCTAATTACGGACCTGTAAGAGCGTTGTCTCAATGTGTTTATAATTGGCTTATGTTTAAATTTTGCTTCAAAGGCTTTTGAGAATGTCCCTGCGTCTTGGTCTTCTTCTAAATAAGCATATTCATTTTTCATATAACTATAAGACGTAATTTTATCAGAAATATTTAATTCTCTGATTAAATCAATTTTTACAGCTAGCCACCCATGACCTGCGTCTTGATGATAGTTAAATTTTAATTTATTAGATATTTTTGTGTGATCTGTTGGTAAACTCATTTTAATAAATCCCCAGCGACAACGCGCCAATTAAATAGTTGATAAAATAGAGCATTGAAACAATGCCCATTGGTATAATTATAATTTTTTGGATAGTTTGTGTTGCGTGGCTCATTTAAAAAACCTCACAGAAATTTGATGCATTTTTAGTCTACCTTGGCCCGCGTCGGTGTAAAATGTCACCCTTGGTGGAAATTGGGAGCACCAACGACTATCCCTTGGGTGACTAGCAGAAAAATTCTTTTCTTTTTTAAATGTGCTTAAATAGTCTTTTACATCGGAAAGACTAGCTTTTATTTTTATACCTTTAGAGTTAGTAAGAATAAATTGCATATTATAGTCCTTTCACTTGTGGTGGTATTATTGACAATGAATACCCAAGACTTTTAACAAGTTTTAATGTGGATGGGCTTAAATATTTTGTGTTGGCAATATCAGCGAAGTATTGCGATTTTTGACAGCTTGGCTTTAATCTTTGTTTACCTAGTATAGAATAAGACATAGTTATTTTTATTTCTTGCATGTGAACCTCTCTTGGTTAAGCTGCATTAATTGAAAGGGCTAAGGTTTTTTTCGATAGCTTCGTTTAGTTTGTCATATGTTAATGGGTTTCTACTTGAAATTAATGCTTGTTGTAACTGTATTCTTTCTGCTTGTTCCATTGCTAATATTTCATATTCTAATATCATTCCACCCATGCAACCGAAGTTTGATTTTTCTTTTCTTATTCTAGTTCTTAAGCTTTTGGATTTTTTTCTTTTCTAACATGTTAAACCTCTCTTGGTTAAGCTGCATTAATTAGCAGCATTTAAAACTTAAGCAAACCGCCCAGCGTTTCACTGGGCAGCTCAATAAATTATAAATTAGTGGTTATAAAATGACACTGAATAATGATTATCAGCCTCGGCGTAAACATTGTTATTACTTATCCCATTTGGAAAATCACCTACCTCGGAGTAGTTACCGTTTGATGGACCAAACAAAGTACAACCCGCGCATATCATAGTCCATTCAAAAGGACCTTCTTCCCATACTACCTTATTACCATCTACTATTAGATAGTTTCCTATAAATTTTGGGTATTGTTTTTTTAAGTAGGAAGCAAATTCATTGGCTGCCTTTTCTGGTGTGTTGCTTTTTAATTCCATGTGAACCTCTCTTGGTTAAGTTGATATGATTATCAACAAATTACATATTGCTATCACTACCATATTAATGCAAGCACTTTTTAATTTTATTATGATATTAACGCGTTGAGTTACAAGTAAAATATTATTATGTTACGCAATAGAGTTAATACGCGCCGCGCCACAACGAACCAGTGAATTTAGGGAAAAACGCTACTACTAGCCAACGAGCCAAGCGTCAAGACCCATCGCGTCACGAATCGTGATTTGTAATTATTACACGGTGACAATTTGCGCTGACCCAATGCGTCAACGATGCGTTGGCGCGTTGTAAATTTTAGTCGGTAGATTCTACAATGTAATCAATACAATGTAACTTTTACAATTAGGTGTATTCTTTACAATGTATCTTTTACAATGTATATTTTTTCACTCTAATGAACTTTTTACAATATTCGAAGGGGGGTGGGGGTCTTCGGTTCGTTTAAGTTAACAGTACCAACGCCACAGTTAAAAAACAGAAAAATAAAAACTTAGCAACAAATCAAAAACAGACTTAATCTAACCTCAATGACTACGCACCATCGACCACCATAATTTTACTGCTCAAAGCGAACTGGATCCATCTGACGTTTCCATATTTGATGAAAATAACGCCCGTTCTATCATAAATCTACTTCCACCCGCTTTAGTGCAAGCAGTAAAGAATACAGATAGCAAATACTTCAAACTTGGCGAAGCTAAGTTGGCTAGATTGGTGGAACCAACGGACCTAGACAACCAGTTACGAACATCATTTTGGATGCGATACGAGGAATGCCAGGACAAGTATTTAAAGGCGATAAACATGTTAAATGTTTATAAGGAGCTTTGTACGAAGGAGTATTTTTACACAGTATTTATTAAGGATCCTTTGAAAATTGCGTGGATGTTGCGTATGCGTAAGTCTTACCATTTTGCGATGGAGGAGTTACTGGACATTGGTTTGAGTCAGTTCAGAGAGATTATGCTTATACCTAATAAAGTTGGTGGTAAGGTGGATACACGGCTCGTTGCCGAAAAGGTTAAGATTTTCGCTATAGTGGAGAATCGTGTAAAAGGTGCTGTGGCTCAGAAGATTGAGCAGAAGAATTTGAATGTGAACGTAAATACAAAACAGCAAGATAAGAGTGTTCAGGATGTGGAGAAAGAATTAAAGGCATTAAATAAAGAGATCAAGCAGATCGAACAGAACGCCATAAAAAATCCGTATGTTGTGGATCAGGTGGTAGAAAAGGAAGTCGTAGTTGTCGAAAGCCGAGAAATGGGAGTTGGAGAAACTTCGTAATAAGCAGTTGCGTTTAAAATCTAGTGAGCTATTACTTAAGAAGAATCTACCACACCGAAATTTATTTAAGCATTATAAGTGGTCCCGTAAGTTTTACGAATCGCGTAACCCAGTAAATTTGTTATGTGCAGCCAATCAGATTTCTAAGTCATCGACTCAGATGCGCAAATGTATTGAGTGGGCAACGAACCAGAGTTTATGGCCAAAGTTATGGAAAACCAAACCTAACCAATTTTGGTATCTGTATCCATCAGCGGATGTGGCTACAGCGGAATTTGAGTTAAAGTGGATGCAGTTTATGCCCGCTGGTGAGTTGAAGGATCATCCTGTTTATGGGTGGAAAGCTGAGTATGATAAAAAGAAGATTAAGATAGTTCGGTTTAACTCTGGTGTTGTGTTGTTTTTTAAAACATACGCTCAGGATGTGATGCGGTTACAGTCGGGTACAGTGTATGCGATGTTTACGGATGAGGAGTTGCCAGAGGAGTTGTTGAACGAGTTGATTTTGAGATTGGCTGCGGTGAATGGGTATTTCCATATGGTTTTTACAGCGACGTTGAATCAGGATTTNTGGNGNCGTGCTATTCAGCCAGGNAACAGGGATAACGAGGTATTGCCAAATGCTTTGAAGATTCAGGTTTCGATGTATGACTGTTTGGAGTATGAGGATGGCGATACTAATACGCCATGGACAGTTGAGAAAATTAATAAGGTGAAGGAGAGTTGTTCCACAAAGGCAGCGGTTCAAAAGCGGGTATATGGTAAATTTGAGTCTGAGGAGGGTAGGATTTATTCTGCGTTTGATCCAGGCAAGCATTTGATAAAGCCGAGGGTTATACCAGTAAATTGGAATTACTATTCGGGTACAGATATTGGCAGTGGCGGTGTTAACCATCCACCAGCTATAGTTTTTGTGGCTGTAAATCCTACATATACTTTGGGTTATGTTTGTATATCTTGGCGCGGGGATGATGGTAAGGAATATACGGCTGGGGATGTTTTTAATAAAACATTGGAGTTGCGTGGGGACATAAGGCCCATAAGTCAGAGGTATGATTGGGCCAGTAAGGATTTTGGTACAATAGCGGCGGCTTCTGGGGAATCTTTTGAAAAGGCTGAGAAATCCCATGAGATTGGTGAGAATATAGTTAACACATTATTTAAAAACGATATGTTGTTTGTGTTTGACGATGAAGATGGCGAGGGTGCAAAGTTAAGTGGTGAATTATATAGTTTGATGAGAACAGGACTAAAGAATAAAAAACGGGACGATCTGGCAGATGCGAATAGATATTGTAATGCAACGATCCCCTGGGACTTTGAATCTGTTAAGTTATTAATAGAAGCGCCAAAGAAAAAAGAGCGTTATGAGGGGTTAACCCCCGAACAGGCGCACTTTGCGCGAGAGATAGACGAAAGAAGGGGAATGTTTGATGACGGCACCAATTCTAAACAGGACGGGGCAAGTTGGCGAGAGCTTGACGAAGAAATCCACTACTGGAACGACCAGTATGACTAATAAGGGGTTGAAAGCCAGTGAAGTTTGTAGCATCATTAAACAATGTAAGGATGCAGGTATCACTGAGCTGAAATTTGGTGAGCTTCATATCCAGTTTAGGCCACGCAGCAATGTGGAGCAGGTTCAAAGCCAGAACTATCTAGCCGACGAAAAAATACACTGAAACACAACCAACTTATAGTGATGGGGTAGACGAAAAGACCACTGAATCTATGGGAATGATGGATGAACAAGCTGCTGAAGATGCATTGTACTCTCAATTACTTATAGAGGATCCTGCGGGGTTAGAGAAGTTACGAATGTCAGCTAGTTTGGAGGACCAAAGGGTAGTAGACAATGGATGAGATAGACGTTAATTCTGACGAGAGTAAATCACACGACATAGATAAGTTAAACAATCTTTACGTTACATCGGAGCGTGTTGATAATGATTTATTTGCAGAGATGCGGTCTAATATACTCTTAGTGGCTGGTCAACATTACACTAAACGAACGTCTAAATTTTTCGCTAGGTTAAGAAACACAAATAGATTATCAGAAGTACAGAAACTTAGGATTACAAAAAATCATATTCACAAAATCACAAGACATTACAGAAATTCCATATTATCTAAGGTACCAGGTGTGGCTATTAAGCCCCAGAACGATTTGGAGATGCAGGACAGAAAATCTGCGGAGTTGAATCAGGCTATTTGGGACGATGCTAAGGATCGTTACAATTTGAGGCAGGAGAAGCGTGGATGGTGTGCGGATTTCGTAGAAATTGGTGAAGTTGCGGTTAAGATGTTTTTTGATCCTACGGCTGGTTATTTAAAAGGGTATGAACAAGACATTGATGACATTGGGGAGCCTAAAGTGGACATGGAGGGGCAGCCAATACCTGATAAAACCCGTCCTGTGTTCTCAGGGGCTATAAAATTCGAGAAAATACCTTGTTATGACCTATTAAGGTCGCCTTTTGCCAAAAATATGGCTGATTCAGAGTATTTAATCTACAGAAAGATGGTAGATAAGAAGGTTTTAAAGGAAAATTACGCTGGTGATCCTGATAAGTTGAAAATGATCACAGAGAGTGAAAAAGAGACTTATGTAGTGTTTGAGAGCCAAAAAGCTCATTATGCGGCCAATAAAACGGAAATTTTGGTCATGGAGTATTATTTTAAGCCATCTGTGCTTTATCCAGAGGGATATTACTATATTACGACTGATGCGGGCATTTTAGATGAGGGGCCTTTTCCTTATGGGTTAAATCCTATAATTTGGGAGGGTTTTGACGTATTTTTCTGGGACTCCTAGAGCTAAGTCTATAATCAAAGTGGCGAGACCTTACCAAGCTGAGATTAATAGAGCATCTAGTCAAATGGCCACGCACCAAATTTCGGTGGGTGACGATAAGGTTATATATCAAGCTGGTACTAAACTGGCACCAGGAGCGTTGCTTCCAGGTGTTCGTGGGTTAACTTTCCAGGGTCAAGCGCCTCAGATATTACCAGGTAGAGATGGTGGTCAATTCTTACCTTATATACAGCAAAATATCACTGAGATGTATAGTGCCTGTATGTTGGATGAGATAAACCAAGAGGGTAATAAGTCACAGGATCCATATTCACTGTTATTTAGTAGTGCTTCTCAACAACAGCGTTTTAGTCAATACACCGAGAAATTTGAGAATTTTCTTAAAAACGTATGTACTTTGTATCTAGACATGGCGCGTTACTATTTAGAGGACGACGAGGTAATAAAAGCAGTTGGTAAGAGTGAGGCTGTAAATATTGCTGAGTTTAAAAATTCTGATAAGTTATGTTTTAAGATCCAGGTGGAGGCTCAGACTGAGAGTGTGGACTCAAAAATGGGTCGTCAGATGACGTTGAACCATATTTTACAATATGCTGGATCGCATTTATCTCCAAAAGAGATTGGTCGTATAGTTAAGAACATGCCATTTTCTGGTAATGATAATATTGTAGATGATTTAACTATTGATCAGGATAATGTTGAAAATGACATGTTGGCGTTGGAGCGTGGTGAGATTCCTGACAAGCCGTTACCTTATGCNAATAATGAATATTATATAAATCGTTTAACTCATAGAATGAAACAAGCTGATTTTAAGACGTTGGATAGAAAAAATCCAGCAGGGTTATCAGTTAATGATGCAGGAGCATCAGCAATTATTACAAGATAAAGAGCAAGCGATTATAGATGCAAAAAATGAGTATGTTCCAGTCGGTGGGGCGTTGATTACATGTTCGATGCAAATGAAGGATCCGAAAGATCCATCTAAGACAAGACAAGTTAGATTACCTTATCAGGCATTGGATTGGTTAATTCAGTTGCTTGAAAAGCAAGGGGCATCGTTAGATAAGATTGAACAAATGGATCCTGGGGCAATACAACAAATGCAAGGGATGCAGCAACAACAACAAATGGTACAACCAGGACAACCTGGTCCGATGCCTAGATAACCGCTGTGACGAAATACAGCAAAGGAGCGCACCAATGGAAGAACAAGTACAAACGGAAGAAGCAGAAGCACAAGAAGAACTTACAGGAACAGAAGAAATTGTTGAAGAAACAAGAGGAGAGCTTGAAGCCGCTGCCCCCGAAGAAGGAGAAGCCCCAGAAGCAGACCCTTATACAGCAAATTTTGAGTTCTCTGTTAAAGATAAAAAATTAGAATTTGACGAGTGGGCTAGACCTTTTGTTACTAATAAAGAGACTGAGGATAAATTTAGAGAAGTTTTTGAGAAAGCCCATGGCTTAGAAGGTGTTAAAACGCACAGAGACACTATTAGAACTGAGCGTGACGAAATAAAGGATAAGTATGATAAAGTGGATCAGGGTTTAAAGGGATTAAATACCTACGTCCAAAATAAAGACTTTAATTCATTTTTTAAGACATTAAATATTCCCAAAGAGGATATTTTAAGATACGCTATTGATGAGTTTAAGTATCAAGAGATGACTCCTGAGCAAAGACAGGACATCGACGCTCACCGCGGCCAGCAAGCCAGATTGAGTGAGTTGGAATTAGCTAACCAGGAAATGGTTAACCAAAACCAAGCAATGATGCGNCAACAGTCAGAGTTTGAGTTGAATACAGAGATGCAAAACCAGAAATCTCTCAAATAGCTCAAGCGTACGATGCCAGAGTAGGACAACCTGGTGCGTTTAGAAACGAGGTTATTAATCGGGGTATTCAGTATGAGTCTACTCAGAATAAAACCATAACAGCTGCACAGGCTGTGCAAGAAATTGTGCAATTAGTTGGTGGGAACATTAGTCAAAACGCGTCAGTTGGAACTAATAAAACACAGCAACCAGCAAGCCAGGTGGTAGCACAACAAGNCAAAAAACAAGTAATGTCAAATGTTCAAGGTTCTGGATCTGGTTCACCTTATAAGAAACAGCCAAAGAGTATTGAGGATTTGAGAAAACTGCACGCGACTATGACGGCAGGATAACTAAAATTTAAAAAGGATATAACATGGCAACTACTAGATCATTTCAAACCATGCTTAATGAGTATCTTCCTAACAATATGTTAAAAGAAGAACTAATTAGACGTGACTATATATTACAAAACGTACAAAAAGACGATAGCTGGAAGGGTGGAAAATTAATTGTACCTTTTAAAGCAAGTGGAGCATCTTCTGTTCGTATGGGTGGCTTAACAGCATCTAACGATATCGCTGAAGACAACTATGTTCGTGGATCAATCGACGATTATATTGAATCTTGGGGTTCAATGATTTTTAATCATCGTGATCTTATGGAGCATAACGGTAAAATACCTGAGTCTACCTTCTTAAAAATCTTACCTGATACTATTGAAGATTTCATGGACTACCAAAAATGGTTGTTTCTATTCAATTAGGTACTGGTCCTCATTTCGCATCGTCTGCTGCTGATACAAACCTAGCTGGTGGTATTATTCAAGTAGATAGAATTGAGCGTTTTGTGTTAGATCAAAAGGTAACATTAGTAGATAATGACACTGCTGCTGGAGATTTCTATGTAATAAACATAGACATTAACACAAGTGACGTTACTCTTTCTGCGACTCGCGGCGGAGCTGCTGCAAGTTTAATTGCTTATACTACAGCTGCTAATGCTAAGTTCTACACTGACGATGCTGATGCTGTTTCTTACCAATCTATTCGTGGAGCTTTATTAAGCCTAGCAAATGGTGGAGATGCAAATGTTCATGGTGTTTCTAAATTACTTTACCCTTTCTTACAAGCGGTAAACGTAGATGGTTCTACTATTACTAGCAACTAACATTTTAGATGAACTTTTTGATGCTTATACTGACATCAGAAAAAAAGCTAGAGGACAAGCTGACAGATACTTAATGAGTTACAAAAACTTTGGTTCTGTTTTAAAATCTCTACAAAATCATACATCTTTACAAGGTAACTACAACATCGCAGACGGAAGTCGTAAATCAAACATGTTTGGTTGGGATGAAGTTGTAATTACTTCTGTAAAAGGAACTTTGAAAGTTGTTGCCATGCAAGAGTGGGATGACGACATAATCGTTCTTTGGGATCCTAAGTCTATGACTTTCAGATCTAATGGTTTTTTCAAGAAAAGAAAGAATCCAGAAGGACATGAGTACTTTGAAGTTCGTAACCAAACTGGATATCAATACATTGTTGATACTTGCCTATTTGGTGAATTAGAAGTTACTAAGCCAGGTAACAACGGTATTATTTATAATATTAGTTACTAAGTTTAAGGGAGGGTCGTAAGGCCCTCCACTTTTTCAATGGAGGAAAAATGGCATTAGATAACGACGCGGTTAAAAATAAAACATCATTATTAAAGTCTCATTTAAACGAGCAGATGAAAACTCATATAGTATATGATGGTTCAATAAGACCTAAGTACATATTCACAGCGGAGATAGACGCAGCTGAAGGTGATCCATGCTTAGTTACTGAATATGTGTATCACCCGACTTCAACTTCTGATATTATACATAGACAAGAAAGAGTTTATAAATGGAAAGCGGTATGGGACGCAGCTTTTGTATTTGATCCTTCGGTAGATTATGATGCTGACGGAGATGGGAATTTATAATGATTCAAGAAAAACACAGGTTTGAAATATGGAATATCGCACAACATCCATATAAGCACAGATTATCGGATTTTGCTTATAACAATGCAGCGTTACCAGGTATTACAAACGTGGATTCTGCTCTTGATTATATAGTAGCGGCATTATACCCAAACACACAGCCAAACGTAGCGACTCCCGCAGCATTACCACTAGTTGGTAATAGCTTAAATGATTACAGAGTAGTGGACGACGACGGGGATGGTAAATCAGCTGGTTATAGATGGGAACAAAGAGAGGGAGAAGTTGCACCCTCATGGCATAAAATTTTCGATGTAGATTGGTCTACAGATGCCATTTTAGCAGCGGTTACAAATGTAACTGATGATCGGTACATGTTTTCTAAGGGAAAAGATGATCTTGATGGCAGCGGCGTAGCTGTTGCTGGATTATATGCTGGTCAATTAATATATGGTGGAGCTTCGGCTGGTACCAACTTAACTTTAAATGCGAATAGCGGTGATGGTGTAGGAGCGCAAACTGGTTTTGTTCAGATTGACGGTGCTTTTAGACCTACTGTTAATAATACTTATGATTTATCAACTACAGCGATTAGATGGAAAGACGGTTTCTTTTCAAATTCTTTAGATGTAAACGGGCTTATTATAGCTCAAGGTTCAATTACTGACGGAACAGGGAGCATTAGCTTTGGTAATGAAAACCTATCAACCACAGGGAATATAACAGGAGCAATTGTTACAGGTTCTTCTTTGGTTGCTGATGATACAATTAACACTATAACCCTTGTTCCTGGCACGATTACTGACTCTACTGGTGCGATTAGTTTTGGTTCGGCAAATCTCAGTACAACTGGGACGCTCGGAGCAGGGGTTACTACTTTAACAAGTACAAACACCTTAGTTTTAAACCCATTAACGGGTTTTATAACATCATCTTTAGGTACTATAAATTTCGATAATGAGAATTTAATTACAACAGGTACTTTTAATGTTGGAGCTATTACAGGCACACAACTTGATATAGATAATTTACGTTTAGATGCTAACACGTTTTCATCTACGGATGTGAACGGTAACATAAATATCAGCCCTAATGGAACTGGTATAGTAAACGTAACTAAGGTACTAGCAACTTTAAGTCAAAATTTAACAGGTATTTTGACTGTAACTGGATCAGCTGCCGTTGATAATATAACATTAAATGGCGACACGATATCAAACAACCAGGCTAATGGAAATGTAGTATTATCTCCAGCTGGTACAGGGACAGTTAATTTCACTAAAAATTTAATCCCAGTTGGGTCTATGGATGTGGGTGCTTCGGCATCTCTNCTTAATGATGTATTTTTATCAGGTGGAATTAGAAATGCTACTAACGAAATTTCCATAGCGGATCTTTTGAGTTTGAGAAGCACACCCTATAGAGATTTAGCAAGATCACAACCAGCTCAAGACGGGGACGCTTTATTTTGGAGCGCAGCTAACAATATGTATTTAGCTTCTGTTCCTGATAGTGAAGTGGATCACGCTACAATTTCTGGTCTTACAACTACGGATGCTGGTCACACACAATTTGTGATGTTGGCTGGTAGAGCTAGTGGCCAGGTTATTATAGGTGGAACGGCTGCGAGTGAGGATTTAACTTTAGAAAGCACATCACACGCGACTAAGGGCAATATTTTCTTTAGAGATGTATTGGCTCCTGAGACTGACGCATCTTTTTCTGGAACATGGTCTGGAACTGATCTTGGTGATGGGACTCATTATTTAAGGGATGTTTATACTAAGGGTGAGTTTAAGGGTTTTAGGCTTGAGAATTTCACATCAGGCACTTTACCAGCTGCTTCGGCACAGAACATAGGTCGTGCGGTATATGCTACTGATGTAGGTAAGGCTTATGTAGACACTGGAACGACTTTAAAGGTTTTAGGTGTTTCTAAGTTTGTATCTGACACTGTTTGGACGGGCATAGAAAGTCTTAAAAATGTTAGACGTTTCAAGCGATATTACAGATGCTAGAAATGCACAATGGCAGTTGAGGGACAACGCTAATAACTTTGAAATTATGTATGTAAACAATACTGGCTACGACAGCCGCGAATGTAAGAGTAACAACCAATGTGGACTTACCCGCAGGGTCATATAGATTAAT